GTAACCGAACTGTTAGGTATAAGTCTACTAGATATTATGAATGATATGAATAGTAATAAGTATACTTTATTTACACCGAATATTAAATATATGTTTTACCAGATACTGAATGGTATGAATGAACTACATTCTAAGGGTGTGATACATGCCGATATAAAGCCAGATAATATCCTTTTGGATATTCTTCCTAATAATATAAAGATAGTAAGTAATTTTATTTCTAAATTAAATATTTTTGAGGTCTATAATCAGATACAAACTCAGTTAATGCCAGAAGATTTTGATACATTTAATAGGAATAAAAAAAAAATGGTAAAAAGAAAAATCAAACAAAAAACCTATAAACTTATTAAAGATTATTTGTTTAAAAAAATAGATTTTAGTAAAATCCAGAAATTGGAGAGGAATTATGATGTAGATAGAATTTTAGAACATAAATTTATTTTAAAGATAATAGATTTTAGTAATTCGGAATTAGAAGATCATATAAGTCAGAATGAATTATATATTAGATGTTATAGGCCTCTAGAAAATATAATTAATATAGATTATAATAAGAAGTCGGAGATATGGGCTATAGGATGTTTATTTTATGAAATGATAACAGGGTTGCCTTTATTCCAGATAAAAAGATATAATACAGAGACAGAAACAAATAAAAATCACATTTATACTATATTAGAGACATTTAAACATCAGAGTTATAAAGAGATTATTCGTGCAAGTGATTTTTATGATATCTTTTTTATAAATGATGAATTAAAAAACAAGCCAAGATATTCTGTATTAAATTTTAAAGAAAAAATAATTCAGAATTCTAATATAGAAGTAGATATTGATGAAATGAACCAGTTTTTATTGTGTTTTTTTGTTTACAATATAAATCTAAGACCGGATTGTAAAATATTATTAAATCATCATTTTTTTAATAGGTAAGGTTAATTTTATAAAATAAAAGATTATAAAAATTATATGGATTCTCAACAAAATGTACCGGGAGCAAAAACTCTTACTCAAGCTGCTAGATTATCGATAACAATTTCTAAGCCTATGTGTTTTTATTTTTATCAGGATTCATGCAATGATAACATTAAAATCTGTGCGAATGATACAGATAAAATCATTTTCAAATCTATGGACGAACATACGTCTTCTATAAGTAATATTTACAAGGTAGATACTGAGTATTTGATAGTGACAGAAAATACTATTTATATTATTTCGGCCAAGACTAAGGTTGCAAAGATGCCGGAAGAACTATCATATAATTAATAACTTAAACCTAATTTTTATTATATTTATAAATGGAAGTAGAAATGGAATCTTTTAATCTATCTTTAGAAAATCTACAGAAAGAATACCTTAAGAAACAATTTTTAAAAAATTTATATATTTATTATCTAAATAAAGGATATTATAATATTATCTATACACATCTTAATATTATATTTTCTGGATTATTTCTAATTTTTTATACAATTTTTTTATATAACTGTATAAAATGGAATGAAATAGTATATATTAAAAGTCCAACTAATTTGAATGAAATAATAGACCTAACAAACTTTTTTAGTTTTAATTTCTCTATCTCTATATTTTTTATAACATTTGTTGTTATATTGATATTTAGAGTTGTTAATCTTATAAACGACATATCATTATTTGTATCTATAAAAGAATTCTATAATAATGAATTAGAAATAGATGATAATGATCTAGGTATTATTAAGTGGAATACGATTATCAAAAAATTTAAAGATAAATATAATGATGATGAGATTACTATTTACTATATTAATAATAAAATTACAAGTATAGACAATTATTTCATTAGTTTGATAGATAAGAATATAATTAAGACTAAAAATATTAGTAAGTTGTTTGAATGGAATATCAAATATTGTTTTATAAATTCGCTTTATTCAAAAAATAAATTAGATACAAAATTTCTACATAAAAACGATGCTTTTTATAAAGAAATAGAAAAAAAGATTCTGAGTGTTATAGTTGTTAATTTTTTGTTTATGCCATTTATTATAAATTATATGATGTTGTATAATATATTTAATTATGGGGAAAAGTTATATACAAATCCAGGATATTTGTTTAATCGTAGTTGGACTAGACTAGCCAGATGGAAATTTAGGAATTATAATGAACTGGATCATGAATTCAAAGAAAGGTTATTAAAATCAGATAGGATTTGCAATGAATATTCTAACTTATTTAATAATAAAATATTAGAAACTGTAAGCAACTTTCTTTTATTTATCCTAAGTTCTATTTTCGTAACATTCATATTATTTAGTGTAATCAATGAAAAGTTGCTAATAAATTTATATGTAATTGAAAACAAACAAATGTTCTGGTTTATGGGTATTATAGGTTCTTTAATAGCGATTTTACGTACAACTGTTAAAAAAAATATTGACTGTTACCCGAATGAAAAGATGAAAGAAATAAAACAAAATATTAATTCTATACCAGACACATGGTTAGAAGTAAAAAATTCTGAATTCTTTAGATATAACAAGAATAAATTAATCATTATTGTATATGATTTTTTTTACACGATAAATGCACCATTTGATTTGTTCTATTTATATCTTGATAGAAACCGAATATTTGATTTTTTGAATAATATAACAACAAATTCTGCAGAATATGGACATATAAATAAATATTCATTATTTGATAATAATTTTATTATCAATGATGATAAAAAAAAAACGGATTCATTAGAAACATTTAAACAAAATAATAGATAATTAGCCTATAATTGGTGTAATCAATTCTCCAGACGATTGTATAAACATTTTAACAATAAGGGAATCAGAAATACGTTCCATATAAATATAAGAACCAGGTAATATATTTATATCATTTCTATTTGAATTCATTAATCTTATTTTATTGTATACATTTTTAACAATAGTTTTTTTACTAATTTGATTGTTATTGTTCCCAGTTAAGAAACATTCAAAGGCTATGTCCGTAAATCTAAGACCAGTATTTAATATATCGATTTGGAAAAAGTTTTTGGATATAATATTATTATTATTAAATACGAACAAACTTTTATGATTGTAACCTTCTAAATCAACTGAAATCATATTTTTAGATAAATTGTTGTTTTGTTTATTTTTATTGAACCGAACAATAGAGTTATTTTTTACTGGGAGTATATCTCCTTTATTTATATCGATTATATCGCTACCTTTTTCTCCTAACTCACCAAAAACACTGTTCGCCTGTAATTTAGTAGGGATAAAATTCTGATTTGCAATACCTTCAAGTGAAATAGCTAACTTTAGGGCAATATTAGGTTCTGTTAATATATCTTTTGTAGTAGATATTTTACCAGTTCCAAATTTACCAAAATTCTGATTCCACTGTGGGTTAAGACCTAATATAGTAGTACTAATACCATTATTATACCATACCTTAGAAGCAAACATACCATCTGTTCCATTCATACTATTAGATGATTTAAGGTCATTAAATATGGTAGGTGTCATATTATCTGGTAATTTTTCTCCCCAGTTGTTAATTGCCTTTAATTTATTATTCGAATCTACAAAAACATTAAAGAAATTTATCATAACATAAATTAATGTTACAGTTGCATTAGCCTCTGGTGTATCAAATTCTAATTTAAGAGAACGTTTTTTATTATTATTGTTATTTAGATATCCATTAATTTTTGTTTCTGAGTCTGTTTTATGTTTATTGTTTGAAAAATCTACTAGATAGATATGTTTTTGTGGGACCTGACCATGAGTAGTAAGAGTTACAACTCTTCTATAGAATATAGGGTCTAATTTAGGATTAGATGTAACCCATTGTTTGTCGTCATTATCTACATGAATGGTTAAATAATTAAACGCATCATGTGTATCCCAAGGACCAGGTAAATCACTACTATATTTAAATATATCATTTGGATTTAGATCTGTATTTGCTGTATTTGTATTTACTGTAAAGAATCCGGTGGTACCAGGTATAGTATCTATAACCGCTGGATCAGCACTCTCAGTAGTGTCTGGATCAGCAATTCTATCATCTTTTCTAAATACAAAATATACGAATTTTACAGGACCATCTGTTAAAATATCCCTACATATAATTTCGTTATTAGAGTCAACTGCTTTATGTTCCATAGCAAAATTATCAAAATAAACTCTATAAGGCGTATTTATATTTTTATAAGAATCGTATAAACTATCGATTGTATTTTTTAATTGAGAATCTCCATTATTATTATTTGCCCTTATACTATCATAGATAATCTGAATAGATTTAATTTTTTTATCTTTGTATGTAGAATAGGATACCGAACCAGACGATACAATTAAATTCTTAAGAGGTCTCGTTTTTATAGAAATAGACAAACACATTTCGCGGATATTATTACTTTTATTTACAAGAAAATGTGGGAAAGCACTTTCATTATTTTTTGAAAACCAAAAATGTAGAGGTATATAAATAACAGAACCGTGTATTTTAAATTTGTGTAATGTTGGTGTTGCGGCAAATTTCCCTAAAGTATTCCATTCTTCACTATTTTGGTCGTGTAATTCATTATAAATATCTAGCCATAATCCATAGTCAGTTTTCTTTGTAATAATTTCTTTACCGAATGCACTTAATGTTATACTTTCAATTAAAGCATGTCCAATATTATCAACCCAATTTAAATATTGTGGGTCTGGTGGTGTGTTACCATTTATTTGTGCAGCTGCTGTCACCGTATCCGAGCCTATGATCTCATCTCTTTCAGCTTCTGTCAGGAGTGCTGGTAGTTCTACACGTAGAGTCATATCAGTAATCCATCCATCAAAATTTTCATCTATATGAATTGGACCAAATGTTCTTCCAAAATCCGCCTCATTTCCATTATTAAAATCCTTTACTGTTTTCTTTTTTTCAAAATAATCAAAAATAACAGGGTCTGGGTTATATAGATTAAATTTTTTATTATTTGATAAAAAATCTTTTGCCATTATTATTAATATATATTATTATTCAGTTGTTTAAACTTTAATTAAATTCTATTTCTATATTAATATGGTAATTGAAAAAGACTGTGAAACTGATGCTAAATTTGAAAGTATTACGTTTGTTAATAATACGACTTCATTAGATGAAACTTCTATGGCAACATTTGAACATATCTATTATGATCCTGTCAAAGATAAAGTTGTTACTAATAGAGCACTAGAAACTACACTAAATTCTTTGTTCCTTGGCGAAAAACATAAAATGAGTTCTGGTGGAGAAAATATATTCTTTACAAATCTTTCAAGTAATATAAATTGGTATCCAACATGGGGTGGATTAAAAGACCACAATGATGTGGCAAATCAATCACCATCCGGTGTAGTAGCACCTTCAGCAAGAGTTTATAAATCCTATATACCGCGTCCATTAGGTGGTAATGCGGTTCCAGGCACAGAAAT